TCTGAGAGCGGCAGCTAAGGTCAGTGGCATCCCTAAGTCAATACTCGAGGATGTCTACCAACGAGGCTCTAAAGCGTGGTCAACATCCGGCCACCGTGTGGGAGCCTCGCAGGAGGCGTGGGCTCGCGCTCGCGTTTACTCATTTTGCACAGGAGGCAAGACGAGACGAACCGCTGACGCTGACCTGTGGCGCAAGTATAAGAACCGCTAGATGACACTCATGGTCACTAGTCTAGTGACCCTGCACTACATGACATAATGATCCACTAGTCTAGTGGCTCTCCTAGTTACCTAATGTTGGACCACTAACCTAGTGGTGTCGCGTTCAGCGACTAGCCTCTGAAAGAGTCCCTATGTGGCATCCTATGTGGCACGACCTAAGCCTATGATAATAATGCACATTTAAGACACTCTACCACATACCACATACTTTTAGAGAGTCGTCGAGACATATATATTTAGTAACTAGGTAGCGTATACTACACCCTGAGATATATGTGTTTTCTAGGAAGAGTTGGAGAAAGTGTGTGGTATGTGTCACGCCACCTAGTTAACAATCTGAACCTCACTTGATACAGTGCGTCCGATGTGATAGCCTATACATCACTTCATAGCGAAAGGTAAGACCTCTATGCCTAAGCACTTTCTGAACATCCCATACATCACCATTGGCGCGAGCTCTCGTGCGTGGATTAAAGTCAAGGACGTGGCTAAGTACCTCGACCTTGGTGAGAGACATCTCCGTGATCGTATCCTGTTCAGTAACGCTGCGCCCTTCCGCGCTATCCGGCCTCGATCAAGTGACTTCCTCAAGATGATTGATAAGGGGAGTCCCTTCGCTAAACCCCAAGAAGACCTTAAGCAGTATTTCGATTTAGACTTTCTCCTCGCCGCGATCTTTACCATGAGTCATGAGCCTGCGCGGAAGATGCGTGATCAGGTGGTCTACATCTTAAACAGTCTCGCCTATGACGGTTTCGTGTCACTCAAAAACTATTATCAGCCTCTCGAGGTCCGGCGCGCTATCGTGGCATATGTGGCGAAGGTCGATCACATACATGACGTGATCAAGACTCGATGGGACTCCACAGACGTGTGTCGCGGTTCCGCGCTCGCACCTAACGAGCTCACTGTCGAGAAGCTCAGCAACCCTGACTTCTTCCTTAACAGGCACGAGCTCACGCAGATCAAGGCTATTGACCTCGCGATCTACCTAATCTTGACTAACTGTTACATCACTAAAGGAGAAGGCGACTCGGCTTTAGACAGTATCCTTGATATGATAGGTATAGAGAGGTCTGCCGGTCAGGTCACTGATGAGCAGCAATCAGACCTCATCTCATGGGTGGAGACTCACCACGCCATTGATCATACACCTCTACTATAGGAGCTGACACATGAGTGACAAAATCGAGTTATTCTCATTATGGACGGCGCTCGACATCGAGAAGTCGGACAAAGGCGCAGAGGAGCCCACGAAGGCACCCATCGCCGGTATCGTCTCAACCGACAGTGAAGACTTGCAGGGTGACCGCATCATGCAAGAGGGCTGCGATTGGGATTATTTCTTACGCCGTGGTTGGTTAAACTATGAGCATCAACAGGGACCTGAGCATATTGTAGGTGTCCCAACTTCTGTCAAAGCCGCAGTCACACCTAGTGGTAAGAAGGCTACGCGCATCGAAGGTTATTTGCTTTTAGATCGCCCACGCGCTAAAGAAGTATATGAGGCCGCTAGAGCTATTCAGAAGGCCACAGGGAGTGTAGAGCGCAGTATCGGTTTCTCAGTAGAGGGGCAGGTCATGGAGCGCGATCCCAAGAACCCAAAGATTATCACGAAAGCTCGCATCCTCAATGTGAGTGTTACAGCTCATCCGGTCAACCCTGACGCTAGGCTAGAGGTGATAGCTCGGTCGCTAACTGAGCTTGATCAAATAACTAGTGAAATGCGACCTACTTCTGCTACACTTGACGCGACACCCTTAGACAGAGAGGATCCTATGTCGGACCTTGAACAAACAAAGAAAGGCGCTGTAGGCTACCAAGAGGGCGCTAAGCCTGATGCCGCAGCTGCTCTATCATCATTAGTGCCTCAGTCCATTGACGGGCAACCCTCATCAGCTGCCGGTGACGATAGCGGTGAAGATATGTCTGCCATGATCGAAGGCATGATGCGCCGTGTGATGAAAGAAGAAATGAGCAAGATGATGTCCGATGAAGTAGATCGCGTCATCAACCAAGCTAAAGGGTCTTACATCGAAGGCGCAGACAAAGCGCGAGCGCCTATGGTATCATTACCGCAGATGCAGACTCTCTTAGGTAAAGTCTTCCCTCAGCTACCGGCTACTGAGCATCGTGCTATGGCACGGCGACTCCTCTCAGCAGCTAAAGGCTATCCACAGAAATAACCTTATTCACTCTTTCCACTTGGAGGAACATTATGTCTGATAATATCGAACAGACTGCTGATATGGGCCGCATCGAGGAGCTCCTTGTTGACCTCAACAAGAGCCTCGCTGCACAACAAGAGGCTGCTGCTGAGGCAGAGGCCGATAACAGTGTTGAGATCATCGCTAAAGGTGCTGACGCGATCATCGAGCAAAACAAAGAGGCTGTCGAGTCACTCTCTAAGGGTCTTGACGCTATCTTGGCTAAGCTCGACTCGCTCGAGGCTCTCGCTGCGCGTATGACTGACCTTGAGGCGAAGCTCGACAAGGGCCTCGTTGATATGGCTGCGGTTCCGGCTGCGCCTAAGTCTGTCATCGCAGAGCCTGAGGCTGCTCCTGCTGACGTTCAGCCTGAGGCTGTTGCAGTAGAGCTCACCAAAGGTATGATCATGGACAAAGCTCTCGCTGAGCTCACCACCGCTGTCGGTGACCGTAAGCATCAGCTTCTCAAAGGCATCGCTCGCCTTGACTCAAACTTCTCACCGGCAGAGGTCGCCGCTGACCTCAACCTCTAATAAATAGGAGACCCACTATGATGATCCCTAATCAGAACGACATGGTAAATGTTGAAGACCTCGTGAAGCTCAATGACAGCCTTCGCAAGTCTAATGTTGGTTATCAAACTGCAGCTGTAGCTGACAGTGGCGCTGCGCTTAGCCCTCTCGTGCCTCAGAGCATCGAAGGCACCTTGAGCTCAGCGACTCACACTATGCAAGAGCTCAGCCTTTGGCCAATGATCCCTAAGACTTCAGTGTCTAACACTCTTCATGAGTATGTGGTCGTTAACGATCACGGCTTTGACGTTGACCCCTTCATCGGTGAAGGTGGCGGCGCAGAGCAGGACTTCGTGACCAATAACTCTAACTATGAGCGCAAGAGCGTCAAGATCAAGTACATGGCAGAGCGCCGTCAGATCAGCGATGTTGCTTCACTCGTAGGCCTCATCGGTGATAACCGTCAGGCTCTCGCAGAGGAGACCATGCGCGGAACACTTAACCTTATGCGTAAGGTTGAGCGTCAGCTTTGGTACGGTAATGAGTCACTTCAAGAGAAGGGCTTTGACGGCATCTTGAAGCAGGTCCGTGACGGCGCTCCTAGCAACGTCCTTGACCTCGCAGGCAAGGCTCCTACTCCTCTTCTTCTCCAAGAGGCACTCGGTGAGGTTTACTCAGCACCTAACTTCGGTCGCCCTGACTGCATCTACGTTGAGCCTCGTCTTCACAGCGAGCTCATCAAGCAGAGCGTTGAGTCAGGCCGCCACGATCAGTTCCAAGTCAGCTCTGCTGCTAACGGTCTGACCTTCGGTGCTGCACAGCTTAACATTATGGCTCCATTCGGACCTGTACCTGTTAAGGCTGCGCCATTCCTTCACTTCGCGTCTCGTATGCCTGCATCCGGTTTCGGCGCATTGGCTCCTGTGACTCCTACTTTGACCTCTCAGACCGTTCAGGCTGAGACTGTTGCAGGCAGCTCACAGTTTGTTGCCGGTGACCCTCAGTACCAATACGGCATCATCGCTGTCGGTGATCAAGGCTACTCAGCACCTCTGAAGCCTGCTAAGATCAACGTCAACGAGGATGAAGAGGTCGAGATCATCATCGCGGCTTCAGGTATTAACCGTGGCAGCTCACGCGCTCCTCGCTACTATCGCATCTACCGCACAGCGGCAGGCGCGTCTGCAGACAGCTTCCGCTTGATCGCTGAAATCCCTGCTGCTGATAACGCTCCTACCACTTTCGTTGACCTTGACGATGGTAACAACGGTCAGAAGTATGACTGCTCACCGATCCTCTTCGCTCAGCACGATCCTACCGTCATGGAGTTTGTGCGTCTTCTCGACTTCATTCGCCGCCCTCTCGCGGAGACTGCAAGCGTGAAGCCCTTCCTCCTCATGCTGTTCGGATCACCTGTCGTGAAGGTGCCTAGCAAGATGTTCTTGATGGATAACTGTGGTCTCAGCACTGCAGGACTCACCAAATAATAGAACCTGAGTAAAGGAGACTGACCATGTGGCAATATAACAGACGCATCTCACTGACACCTCACGCGCAGACCTTGGTCTTCGCCGGTCATCAAGTGAAGATTGATGCCAATGGTCAGGTCATCTCAGAGGTCGGTCCGGAGCTCGCGCAAATGTTCGAGGCCTCAGCAGCATGGACACTCACACCCTCTAAGTCACCGAAGGCGATCACTAAAGCAGTGGCCGCTGACGTTTCACTAGAGGGTGCGGAGTGTGATATACTGCCGGAGACGAAAACGCGCAGTAAGGCGACCTCTCGCTCAAGACGTAAGTCACCTAAGACTTCTAAGGCTAAGGACTAACTGAGGGAGGTCGAGATAGCGCTGCGCTTCCCATTTCCACTGAAAGGGCTCCCCATGGCTATTCGCGACCTCATTACACCTCAGTTTATCAAAGACACTTACGTCTTAGGCGTTGACCTGACGCTAGACGATGGATCGCCGTATCCTGACGTTATTTACGAGCAGGCGATTGACGCTGCTGTAAACTATCTTGAGCTAGAGCTCGGCATCACCATTGACCCATTCTCGGTTAAGGGTGAGCGCCATGACGGGCGCGTGGAGAATAAGGATGCCTTCTATCCCTTCGCGCTCGACCATAGACCGGTAAGATCAGTAGAGGGCCTCAACATCTCGTTGGGCAACTATCCTACTGTGTCCATGCCTAAAGAGTGGGGCGTGATCAGCTCGCCTCAGCACGGGCAAGTACATGTGATCCCTACCGCAGAGACTCTAGGCTCTTTCTTCTTTAGGAGCGGCATACCGCTTCTGTTCGGTGACGTATTCTCACCATACTCATATGTCCCTGCTTACTTTAGCATCGACTATGAGTCCGGCTTCACATTTGTAGACGGCACTGCGGTTATACCTCAGGGCGAGACTTCAGTTGAGGTCCCGATAGCCACGCCGCTATTAGGTGTTAAGCCTTCATTCGTGCTGACGGTAACAGACGCGCAAGGTGGCGATGGAGCTCGAGTCAGAGCCTCAGGCACAGACAGCTTCACCATCTCCGTGACCACAGCACCCACCACAGGTGATATGACGATTGATTACACGATGCACACTGTTGACCCTGCTCTGATCAGAGCGATTGGCCTGATCGCTGCGCTCGCACCACTCGACATCGCAGGTGACCTGATCGCAGGCGCAGGTGTAGGGCAGTTCAGTGTTGGCATTGATGGACTCTCACAGTCAATCGCGACCACAGCCTCTGCGACCTCAGCCGGTTACGGCGCGAGGATCATTAGCTATCAGAAGCAGCTCAAGGACACCATGGGCGCTCTCAAGGCTAAGTATCGCATGATGAACATCTTCAGTGTGTAAGGAGTAGACCATGGAGTTTCAATCACCTGATCAATCCCTAACGCTGACTCGAGCCGACTTCGATGAGGCTACCTTCAGGCGCGTGGTAGCGCAGAAGGGCCTCACTCTTAAATGGACTCAATCAGCAGAGTGTCCCTGCCAACCCAAGTCTGTCGATAATGGTTTTGACCTCAATAACATCGACGATATAGATAGCGGCACCGGTAACACGGTAGCCTGCCCTGTGTGTAAGGGTAAAGGGCTCATATACCACTCTCCTCAAGAGGTGAAGGGCATCGTGACCAATGCAGAGGGCGAATACCTAAACGCTCGTTACGGTGGATATAGAGAGGGTCTCGTCAACATCACACTCAACCCTGAGCATCTGCCTGTCTTCGGTGACCGGTTCGAGCTCACACAGAGCGTGATGCTGTACCGTGAGACTATCACGATGGTAGACGGTCAAAACATCTACCCTCTGCGCTTCCCCATCGCGAGCCGCAATCTCAACCTGAAGGACGGTCCTGAGACACACGACTTGATCTATATGCACGTCGCTGATCCTGACACCGGACTCGCGCTTGAAGGTGGTGAGCATACCGTTGATTGGCGTGGGCAGCTTGAAGGCTACATCATCACCGCCGATGGTAAGTTTCAACGCACTAACACGAACCGCCTCAGGGACGGTATGAGGGTGAGCCTCACTTACTTTATCCATCCGACATACACTGTGGTATCATATCCTAACAGCATCAGAGATACTCTAGTCAGGAAGAAGGCGGCTAGTGACAGTTTGGTACCACTACTAGTGCGTGTTCAGGCTAAACTAGAGTTCTTAGAGCAGGAGGCCTAAGTCTATGTTTGACCTACACTTTATACACGCCGTTAAGAATGGTATCCGATATTACAGTGCGGATCGTTTCATGTTCGATGAGCTCTTTTATGGAGTCAGTGATAACATGAAGGCGCGTATGTTCCAATATCTGCAGGACACCGACATCAAGTTTGACGCTGCCTTCACCGGTGGCGCTGCCGAAGGCTTACCGTTGGTAACAGTGGAGCTCGCAGAGGCGGCCTATGACTCTCAGGGTATAGGTAACGCAGCCTACAGTAAGTTTGACGCGGAGGGCCGCGAATATAAGCGCAGCCACCTCTATACCTCTCAGGAGGTCAGGGTAAACATCTACTGTAAGTCTATTGAGTCCGTGCGTATCATCCACAGGCTCATACAGGCCTCTATGCTGATCTTCCATCCCTCCTTCATCTCAGCAGGGTATCAGAACATACTCTACATGGGATCGACACCGCTAGAGCCCTTTATCGAGCTCGAGGGTGAAGGTCTGAACGTATACGCAAGACAAATAAGATACGCAGCCCTGCATTTATTGGAGGTCCCTGCTAGGATAGAAGACCTAAACAACATCGGCGCAGTCGATCCACTGTATGATATACAGGTAGCTCTCGAAGGCACCACTCCTGAAGGCTCTACAGTCGAAGGTGGTGTCGCCCCAACTTCACTCTCTGACTCTTAATCCGGAAATAAGGAGTTTAACTATGCCTTCAAGCATTTTCTTCAATCAGCAGCGAGTCTACAGACCCGGAACCTATATCCGTGTGGTGGATCGTCTGTCTGAGATTTCTGATACCTCAAGCGGCAATATCTGCCTCATCGGTGACTTCCCGATCTTCAAGCAAGGCGAGCTGATGACCTTCTCGTCATTCGACTCTATGCTTGACGCGACTCGCAACGGGATCACCTACGGTGGTGTTGACTATGATGGTATCGCTACTGCAGCTTTCTCAGCGCTCGCCGGTTCAACCGGTCAGCCTGATAGCCTCACTCTCATCAACGTGCGTGAGAGTAAGCAGGCTAACTATGATAACAATGGTCTGCGCGTGATCTCACGTTTATACGGGACCATCGGTGAGCAGCTCCGTGCATCACTCTCAGCAAATGCTGATGATGACACCATGTGGGACATCAACATCTACCAAGGCGATAACCCTGATCCCATCGAGGTGATCGAGGCTATTGGTGACGGTGCAGACGCTTTCGCGACCCTGACCTATAACGCGAATAACACCGACTATAACGATGTGTTCGTAGAGGTAGACGCTACACACCTCATCGTCAAGGCTGAGAAAGATTTAGCTCAACAGACCATCATAACCGGTCGAGATGTTGACGATGTGTTTACCTATGACGTTAATAAGCGCGTAGAGGGTGATGTCTCGGTCCTTATCCAAGGCAACCTCCCTCCTGCCGGAGTTAATGAGATCACCATGGTGGTCAAGGGCCTCACTGCTGCCGGAGCTCAGGTTGAAGAGTCGGTCCTACTCGTTGACCCTAATGATGCACAAGAGGTAGGCGACACCTTCACCACCTCTAACGAGTTCCGCTTCATCGAGAGCATCAGCTTCACGAATGCTGACAGCTTCGTTGGAGCTGCGAAGATCATCTTCTTCCCCAAGAAGACCCTCCTCGAAGACATTGACGATCTCGAGTCTTGGATGAGTGAGCTCGTACTTCGTAACGATGACTTCAGCTTCGTAGCACCTAGCGTCTTCCCAACATCAGGCGAGACTCTCGACCGTAAGGCAGAGGCAAGCATCAATGGCGGTGTAGACTTCAGCTTCCCTACGGATTTGTATCGTATCGTTGACCGTGCCTTCAATAACTCTGATCTCGTGACCGCAGAGCGTATCTCTAATGAGGCTCCTGTGGCCTTCAATCAGACTGAGGGCGCGCTGTCCGGAGTCAACCTCGAGGATAGCAGCATTGACGTTTCTGATTGGCAGGACGCGCTCGACTCGATCCTCTATAAGAATGTCAACATCGTGGTCCCTGCCACTGACGAGATCGGTATCCACCTCTTGGTCAAGAAGCACTGCCAAGACGCAGCTTCAAAGGCAGGTCGTGAGCGTAACGCATGGATTGGCTCTGAGGCTGACCGTAGCCTTAGCTATGTATCTAACGCCTTCGTGAAGGACCTCAACGACCGTAACTGCGCTGTGGTCTGTCAGGGTATCAAGCTCGAGAAGAACGGTAAGGAGTTTGAGCAGCCTTGGTTTACAGCGCTGTGCTTGGCCTCCATCCAAGCGTCTACTCCTGTCGGCGAGCCTATGACCCGTAAGGTGCTTAACGCGATCCGTCCTATTCAGACCACCTTCGATCCGGACCGTGACGCTAACAAAGCGATCCGCTTAGGCATCGTGGTCATCAACGACTCATTCGGTCCTGTCCGTGTTGAGCGCTCAGTGACTACCTATGTCAAGAACCCTGAGCATCCCTTCTTCACAGAGGTCTCAGCCAACGAGTCTATCAACGTGTGTATCCGCACACTCCGTGCGAAGCTCGATAGCTTCATCGGTAGTAAGGCTACGGCAGAGCAGGCTAATAACATCGCTGCATCTGCGCGCAACCACCTCAACGGACTCCGCTCTCAGCAGGTGATCGCTGACTACCGTAACGTATCTGTGACTCTCGACGGTGATCGCCTCAACGTCATCTTCGACGTGGCAGCGATTGAGCCCCTCAACTTCATCACTGTGACCGCCAACATCGGTCAGCTTTAATAAGGAGAAATAGACATGGCTTTACGCTCCATTAACGGATCGAACGCGATCATTCAGATTTCACGCAACGGCGCTCCGGCGAAGACCGTAGGGTATGCTACCGGTGTGTCCGTCACAGAGGCGATCTTGCTTAACCGTATCGACACCTTAGGCACTATCGACTCAAAGGACATTGAGCCTATCGGTCGCGTGGTCTCAGGCTCTATCTCGCTCATGCGTATGACCACCTCTACTGATGGTGAAGACGTGGGCGGCGGCGCAGCTTCTAACGAGTTGACCCCGTTCCACTCTCAAGAGGCTAATGACATCACACGCACGAAGGACCTCATGGATTTCATGCACGAGGGCTTCGATCTCGTGATCGTTGACTCAGCTGACTTTGACGGTGATGAAGATGGGGCTAACCCACGCTACATCATCCAAGGCTGCCGTCCATCTAGTCATAGTTTCGCGCTCAGCCGTGGCATGCTTATGGGTGTCAACGTGACCTTCGAGGCACTGCGTATGTTTGAGGCTGATAACATCAACCCTTCTAACTAAGGTAGACTTGATAATCTCCTGAGTGTGCGGTAGTATAGAGGCTCATCTATAACCTACTCACTCTTAGGAGATTTGATATGGCAGGTAAACGCAGACAGCCTGACGAAACCATTGACCTCAGAAAGACTGCTCAGAAAGCAGCACAAGAGGTCGCCGAAGCCAAGGCACCGGCTGATGAACCACAGCACGACGATAAGCGTGTGAAGCTCATCGAGCGCGAAATCACATTTGAGATCAGCTACGATGGGCCGGACGGTAAAGATTACAGCGAGGTCCTGACCTCTAAGATCATGGACGCTGACGCTCGTCTCGCGAAGGCGCGTGTGATCGGACAGCTCACACGAGGGCTCAGCTACGACTCACTCAGTCAAGAGGATAGGTTCAGAGTCGAGGCTCTCTCTCGTGCGTCCATCATGTTGGTCGAGCCTCCTCAGTGGGTCTATGACTTCATGGGTGAAGACATCGAGCTCTTACTCACCATCAATAACGTCCTGATGGAGCATGAAGCCCGTTACTTTCGCGGAAATGCTCGACAGGGTGAAGGTGAAGAGATCAAGCCCCGTGTTCGATCTACTGTTGCCGCATTTGCAGAAGAGTCACCTGCCGGTCCCTTCTGATCTAACCTGCCTAGAAAACGTAGAGTTTGCTCTACTCGCGCTCGATGAGGAGGCATGGACTAATGTCACTCAACCTAGTATCATACGGAGAGATGATGAAACCTATGTGACCGGCGACTCTTTCTTCGATGAGTTAGAGGATGCCCTAGCCAACGGAGAAGATATCAATGAGCTCCTCAAACAACTCACAGCCACCACCTAGTAGTCCATTTCAAGGCGTAGACGATATGCCTAGTGGCAGGTCCCACACAAATGGGACCTCCTTCTCAAACACATACGAATACGCTAATGCTGCCTCAGGTGGCGGCATACCCCATGATACAGCTATGCCTCAGGCTATGATGGGTATGCCGCCTCGGGTAGCAGCAGCGACCGCCCACCTCACCAACTCACCTGTGATGGGTGCCTCGCAGATCATCAACTCGATGTTTCACACGAATGATGCTCTCGCGCATGAACGCACAGCAGGTCGAGGTATAGGTGGGTATGGTATCACTAACTTCAGTCAACAGCCTTTTGACATGGCAGGGTATGATCCCACAACACAGGGTGAGGTTTTCTCAGCGCAGCCGGTGGCCGCATCAGCGAGCGCTCGCGGAGGCATCGCGACCGTAGGTCAGATGGTGCAGCAAGCAGCACTCTACTCATCACCTGAGTTTGTCGCAGGGTTACGACAGGACATCACTGAGGGCTTCAACTATGATTTACTCACGCAGAGAGTTGCATCACCAAATAATCCTAACGCAGTAGCGAGCTCATATAATACGGCGGTTCGACAAAACCCTCATTACCAACAGTTAGGTATGGGGAGGATGACCGCCGATAGACTGACAGAGCATAGGCAAGGTAACGAAAACTTCCTACAGACCGCAGTGAGAATGGCGAGCGCCGATGTTTAC